TTATCATTTTCTGATGACCAAGAAAGATCTTCTTTTTGTTCTTCTATAGACTGTACACCATCGAAATAGTAACCAAAGGGTAAAAGATCATCTTCTATTTTTTCTATTTCTTTGGAATACATTGCAAGTCTTACATCCATATCAGTAAGATTTTTAAAGAAATCCTGCCGAGTACACCATGCCAGAAGAACCAAACACATTACCAAATCATCATGGTGTCCATCCTCTGCCTCAAAACTTTGTTTCTTTGCCACAAATGTTGTAAGTTCTGAGATTAGATCAGCATCTTCTACTAATAATTTATCTTCCTCTAAAAGATTTTTAAGAACAGAACATCCAACCTTTTTAGTTGCGACTGAAGAACGAACTCCAAGATTGCTAAGTTTTGCGGATCCAAATCCTTCTGTAATAGTTTGACCTTTTCTTCCTAACATGGCAGTTTTGATCAAATTTTCATATTCTAGATCAGTATGTAAAATATCTGCTACCTGAGCACCTATATCATTAGATTCAATTAAAATATAAGCGTTATTATATTTTCTTGCTACAGTCTTTAATATAGATGGAAATAGCAATGGAGATACAGTATTATTTCTATAAGTTACAACTGTTTTATATGGAAACTCTGTAACATCTACGATAACAAATGCGCTATAATCTTTACCCTGACCCCTAGCAACATCGACCATCATAAAATATATGTGATCATTTTTTTCTTTATTTTCATCTGCTCGTATCGGTTCTTGGTATATATTCATTCCTTCTTTTGTACGAATCAAAGGTTTTGTGTATACCAAACTATGTAATTTTTGAGATGAAATTAAAGTATTTGAAGAACCAACGAAATCACACTCAACTTCTTGTTGAAACTGCTTTTCAGAAGTTTGTTTAATCATATCCTGTTTCCACTTTTCATCTCTTAGTGGACCACCAGGATATTTTGGAACTTGACTCCAGTGTACTTCAAATGGAACATAATTATTCTGTTTATTAGTTGCTCCCTTCCAATAGTAATAGAACATATTTAAACCATTGGGAGTAGAAATTATAAACATCTTGGTTGATTGACCAGATGTAATTGTTGGATAAACAGATGTAAAGAATTCTTCTGCTATTTGTGTTGGAACGTGAGCAAACTCGTCAAGTAGAATTACGTTAAAAGAAAAACCACGAATTGCAGAAGATGATGTTGCTGCTGCAATAACTCTTGAACCATTTTCAAGATGGATTGATCCTTTGTTCCACTCTATAATACCTTGCTGTAACCATTTTGGCAAATATTCATATGCCATACGAATTCTTCCCAATATTTCCATAGCAGTGGATTGTTTATTGGCAAGAATTCCAATATTAACATTTTGATTAAATAAAAGATAATGTAAAAGATAAGCACCAACAGTAGTTGTTTTTCCTGTCTGTCTTGGTAGTTTTCCAATCACGAAACGATTATCGTGTAAAGTCTGAATAAGATTTTCTTGATAATCGTACATCTCAAAAGGAACTAGTCCTTTATCAACTGCAACAATCTTTACATATTTTTTAATAAAGTATAAAGGGTCGTGAGCGCATTTGATATATTCCTGAACCTGATCTGGAGTAAACTGTTGCTGGACTCCTACAGGTTTTAGGTTGGGATTTCCTAGATATCCATCATTTTTTCTTGATGTCATGCTTCCTCTTCATTATTTAAAGATTTCAATTGACTTCTTGATTGATTAATAATGTTTTGAAGATCCTTGGTCGATCCAACAAAGATAGAATTATTTGTTGTATTTTTTACAACTTTAGTGCCATTTAATGCATCTGTTTTTTTCTTGTGTAAATCCATTAAATCATTATTAAGTTCACTAACAGTCTTAATCAAGATAGAAGCAACTTCATATGCTCTTGGAGAATCACCAGCATCGGCAACCTTCATAATTCCATCAATAGCATTAAATCCTGTACTGATGAGATCTTTCATATTTTGTCTTGCAGCATTAAAATCGTGTCTAACTTGATCCTTTCGCTTGATCTGTACTTCTTTAATAACTTTTTCTGCTTTTTGAATTGATTTATCTGGAACAAATTCAACATTAAGTGCTTCAGATATTTTATCTTCTGCTTTATCACTCATGGCGACCAATCTCCTGTTACACCTGTTATGGATCCAGTAACGCTGTCGCCAGTATAACCAATATCTCCGACATAATTTCCTGGACCAATGCATGATTTTTCATAGAAGTTAACATCACTTCTTTCAATAATTCCACCAGTAGATCCACAAATTTCTGGATATACATTCATCTTTACAGTAAAATCTAAAACTCCAATAAGAGATCTTCTTGTTTCAAGATTTCCTTCAAAATCTTCATTAATTGAAACACCATTTAAAATAATTGGAACATCAACTTCTTGATGTACATCATTCATTTTAATTGTTATGTTAAATTCAGGTGCAAAGTATGGAAGAATTTGTTCTACTATTTGTAACATATCATCCATATGACGGGTAAAAACATAAACAGAAAATCCAATATTATATGGAACTTCTGAAAATACTTTTTTATAAACTCCATTTACATAAGATGTTTTTAAATTTAATCTATTTGATTTTCTTGTTGGATCATAAACTATATTTGTTAACTCAAATCCCATTCGAGGAAGAGTAATTTGAATTCTGCCAGTTGTTTCTTTTGTAAGTGACCAGATAAATTTTTCTTTATTTCCATACTCAAATGGAACTCGAATTTTCTTATCTTCAACACCATTCTCATCATTTCGAATAATATAGATTGATTCAAATAATGAACCAAATGCTATAACAATATTTCTAATTGATTTATTATAAAATGTTTGAGTATGACTAAACATTAAGTGCATTCCTCTGAGAATGGATTATCTCTGCTAAAGTTTAAAGTTGTTCTTGCCTGTGTTGCATAATAATCATTTTCTACTTCATCAATTCCACTTACTGGATCAATAGGTTGAATAATATTACTTTCAGTTACACCAGTTAGATAATATTCGGTTCCACTTGTAAGACCAATAATGCTTTGTGTTGGAACTGCACCTGGTACAAATGTTCCAGATATTCCACGAACTAAAACATATCCAGAAACAACATCACTTATTGTTGCAGTAGCAGTCTTTGGTAAAGCATAAGCACTTGCTCCAGTAACACCATTGACTTGATAAATGCTCTCACCTTTACCAAATAAAGCAGTTCCAGTCACAGGTGCTGATCCAATACTTAATTTATATAAACTATAAGATCTAGATTCTGCAATTTCATCAATTTCTGTATATTCTGTTTCGACATCTTCAAACGAATATGTGAATAGTTCACATGTCAAAGTATATGTTGTCAATGTTCCAAACTGGAAGAATGGAAGTTTATCTTCCACAAAATTTATTTCAAATATACTCTTATTAAAAGGAAAATATATTAAATCTCCTTCTCTTGGAGTTTTTATAGTTGAAACTTTAGAAGCAATTTCATCTTCAAATCTTCGTCTTGAAACTTGAAGTGTTAATTTATCTTGTATATTTATACCAAACTTATTAATAAAGTATCCAGCACCTCCAAATGATTGTATATTTTGAATATACATTTCAATTGGATAACCTTCTCTAAACTTAGAAGTTGGATCTTCTCCAAATACTGGATCTCTATTAAAATATTCTCTTGGTAGGTATATCATATCCCTACCCATAGTTTTAATTGTTTCTATGGTAAGATCATGGAGTAGATCTATTTCACCTTGATATTCTTTGAAGTAGGGATTTGTTGCCATTGATTATCCGATCATAAAATCTGATGGTAATTCATGCGATAAATAGAATTCATTTTCTATTTCTCTTAGTTCTGCTACTGCCTCTGCATATATTTGAGAACCTTTGAATGTAATGCCACCTGGTAACTGAACACCATCATATTTCATCATGTTTGCTCCCCATTGTTTTTTAATAAGTGCAGTTACATATCTCTTAAGAAGACGGTCATTATAAATCTTTGGATATTCTTCTGGATCTAACATTGCATATGCTTCAATGACAATATACTGACCAGCAGTGATATCTTGACTAATAGCATCAATATAAATTCTACTAGTTACTTTGCTAAATCGAATTGATTTTTCTGGACTAAAGAATTGTTCTAACAAACTAATATATGACATTGTAGTTTGATAACCAGCAAGAGGAGTTTGCTGACTTCCATTAAGTCCACGATTAATTCCAAAGTAGTCTGTGAGTGCAAGTTGATATCGAACATCAAACATATTGATGCCACTCAATGGACCAAATCTAAAAACTTTAACTACAGTTACAATATCTTTACCAGTAGGAGAATCGGAGGTGACACCTGTTGGAGAAGCAATATCATAAATGTCAACATACCCACGGTTGATATCCGTTTGTGTTAGAGGATATTTAAAATAAGTTTTCTGAACACCATCAAAATGTCGTTCAGTAAAAAATTGTAATGCTTCATCAAGTCGATCTTCACATTGCTGTGAGTCAACATTAATTTGAATTACAGGATGACCCAATGCTCGTAAGCAATATTCGATTAAGGTTTCTCTTGAGTCTGGTTCTGATGCTGGCATTAAAAAACTCTCCTTATTTTATTTATAAGGAGAGTCTTCTCTTAATTTTACTTATTTTCTGTTGTTGGTTGTTTTAGAGGAGGTTCATGTGTTGTAACTTGAACTTTATCTATATCTTGGTAATTCATCTGTTCTACGTACCATCTACGAGTTACAGGTGGAACACCTTCGTTTGGTTTTGATACTTGGTAATTTGTAAAACCAGGCATCTGTAGTGGACATGACAAACGTGGATAATCTAACTTGCTATAAGCATCACCATCAGAAACCAACCAAGTCGCTGCCTTATCACCACAACCACATCCGCCACAGTAGAATTTACCATCAGTCTTACTATTCTTTAGATGTTCACATGGAGGAAGAACACCACCCTGTTGTTGATTTCCAAAACAGGAAAGAACACGTAACTGCTTAATTGGTTTTGTAACCTTTTCGTTATTAAGACCGCGAGATGTAATTGCAGAAGCAAAAGTCTGAATCATGTTTAACTTTTGCTTAATACCTGTAGGTTGCTTTACATCTGATTTACGAAATTCAACGCTATTGTTTTGTTCATTTTGAATATTTTCACTAGGCATAGATGTACCTTTATTTTTGTTACAAGAACAACCCATAAATCACCTCATCATTCTAACACAATTTTACGGAAAAACAATGCTGTTTGTTTTGTATATTTATTAATTAATACAGTTTTATAATTATCAGAAGATGCTGAATCTAAAATTTGACCATATACAAATCTTTGTCCATTAATTGTGGTTTGATTTTTACCAATATTTGTATATTTAAAATTAAAAGCAGAAGAAGTTAAAATAGTCTTATTTAGCGATAAGTTGTTTGTTTTCAAATACGCAGCATAGAAATATAATTCATAGATTGATGGCAGATAGAAGTCAATGAATCCTTTTCTATTTTGATACTTGATCGTATTCATTAAACTTGTTTGTAGACCATCAAATGCATCATTGCCGTAAGTATTATAGTAACCATCCCATAAAGATGTAGGAACATGTAAGTCTGGTTCTGTTAAATTTAAGAATGGAACATCATAAGTTAAAGTATCAACTATGATTGCCCATTGTTTATGATTGTTTCCAATATCATCTGATGTAAAAGTTCCTACGGATGGAGTATCAAAGTTGATATTTCCATATACTTCTGAACTTACTGGATT